CATACCTTGGTGGATCAGGAACTTGAAAAATGTTTAATTTCGGCTAAATATATACAACTTAGGGGATTCCAAAATGAAACTGCAAGAACTAGCGGCAACCAAGCCAACTAAACAAATAGCCCGTGTATTCGAAAGCTATTTTGGCTCACGCATGAAGTTTGACCAAATTACTGGCAAGCAAGCTCAACAGATGTTGACACGTGTGCGTGGCGTACTAGGCGAAACTCGTCGTCAACCTTCGTTCCATCAAAGCGAACGCAATCCAGCATATCTCAAGCTGTTGATGATGGAGCAGGCGTTGACTGCTAGAATCAAAGAAGACATGATGCCGGCTGCTCCTGCTGCTCCGGGCGCACCCGCTGCCCCTGGCACACCTACTGCTGCACAAGCCGCTGGTACAATGACCAAGAACATGCAGAAGTTTAAAGATCCCAAAATTGCAGCCGCATTACAAAAAGCAACCAAAGGTCAAAGTCTTACACCTGATGAGCAAAAGATGGTTGCCGGTGCTGCTCTCATGCAAGCCGAAGGCCGACTGCGCAATGCTTATCGCATGCTAAAAGAATCAGAAGTGCAACAAGCCCAAGTGGTGTTGGCTGCACAAGACATGGTTGACAAGATGCAATCAATGTTGGAAGATGCTAGCGAAATGCAATTCAAAGAACTGCCTGCCTTAGTTGATTCAATCAAGAACCAAGTGGGCATTGACCAAGCAGCTCAATTCAACACAGATGCCACAGCCGCACTCACAGGCCTGGTACAAAATCTCCAAGGTGCTAAACAACAACTGGACCAAGCACTTGGCGTGGTAACCGGTGCAACACCTCCACCAGACGCTGGCATGGCTGCTATGGGCGGCGTGCCCGGCGGCGACATGGCTGCTGCCGATGACATGGCTGCTGCTGGCATGGATGACTTAGACGCTGCCGCTGGTATTGCTGGTGATGAAATTGCACCTCCTCCTGAGGAGCCAGGTCCTGTTTCCTCTGCTGCACTCGGCCGTGCCAAGAGATAATGCGAATTGACGAAGTTGATCAGTCTGGTGCCGACCCTAACAAACTAGTAGGGTTGGTCAACTTCTTGGCAGGACGAGCAGGCGACACAAATGCTCAAAAACAAATCAGTCAAGCTGCGTTTATTTCTGCTGCTCAAAGTTTGGGCATTCCTATTACCAGTCAAAATCTTGGCGACGTCATCAGCCAACCTCCACTAAGTGGTGTGTTGGAACCGTTAGATCCAAATTCCGGAATGGTCACATTCAAAGGTGCTGATATTGGTCCAGAAAAACTGTCAGTACAACAAAGTCAACAAGTGGTAAACAAAATGGCCAAATCGGCCATGAAGCGGCCAATGTAACCAGTCAACTAATTGTTGACACAAGGCGTTAAATATAGTATACTATGCTGTAGGAGGCCCGTATGAAAAAACTCATTGCTCTCGCATTATTAACTTTAGCCGTGTCGGCGCAGGCACAACATCACCGCCATCATCAACGTGGTGGAAACTGGATGGCACCGGTGATTGTTGGCGGAGTGATTGGTTATGCATTAACCCGCAACTATTACGAGCCTGTTTACAATTACGGTTATGTTCCACCACCTCCAGTGGTTGTTCAGCCGCCTGTTAGAGCTAACTGCACACCCTGGACTGAAACCCAGCATGCAGATGGCACTATTACTAGAACTAGGACTTGTCAATGAAACACTGGAAAGCCTATGTCAAATATACCGATAGCATTGGTGTTGTAAAACAGTATGTTGCCACGGTGGCAGCACCGAATCAGTTTGCCGCCATAAACAAGTTTAAAGACAAGTATGGCCAGGACTGCTTGATAGGTTGGATAGAGGAAACAAAATTATATGGCTTACAGTCAATCGGTTATTGATCATTATGAAAATCCCCGGAATGTCGGCTCTTTTGACAAGAGTGATACTGATATTGGTACTGGTATGGTTGGCGCACCTGCTTGCGGCGACGTAATGAAATTGCAAATCAAGGTACAAGATGGCATCATCACAGACGCAAGGTTTAAAACATACGGATGCGGCAGTGCGATTGCCTCATCCTCTCTTGTTACCGAGTGGGTTAAAGGACGAACGCTTGACCAAGCGGCAACTATTAAAAATTCAGAGATTGCTCAAGAACTCGCGTTGCCACCAGTCAAGATTCATTGTTCTATTCTTGCTGAAGATGCTATAAAGGCCGCTGTAGAAGATTATCGTAAAAAGCATGATCTCTCTAACTGATCAGGCGTACACCAAAGTAAAACGACTACTGCAAGCCAAAAACTATGCTGGCATTCGACTTGGAGTTAAAACTACCGGTTGCTCGGGCTTGGCGTATGTGTTAGAATACGTGCAAGAATACACGCCTTCAGATTCTGACATAAACTATGCCCAACAAGACTTTGTGGTACTGGTTGATAAGAAAAATGATGTCTATCTCAAAGGCATCACAGTAGACTATGTGCGGCAAGGCCTCAACGAAGGCTTTGAATTTATCAATCCCAATGAACGCGATCGCTGTGGATGCGGAGAAAGTTTTAGAGTTTAATTTGTACAATCCAAAATTTGATTATCAACCCATACCCAGGGTCACAATAGACGGTAAAAGATTTTATGCCACTCCAGATGGCAACAAACTGCCCAGCGTAACCACTATCCTAGAACGAACCAAAAGTGAAGAAAGCAAGGCTGCCTTGCACAACTGGCGGCGTGCAGTGGGCGCAGAACGGGCACAACAGATAACCACTGAAGCTGCCAATCGCGGCACAAGAATGCATACCTATCTTGAAAAGTACATTCGAGAAGGGGCCATACCAGCCCGTGGATCAAACCCATTCAGTTGGCCTAGTCATATCATGGCAGAAGAAGTGATCAACAAAGGCTTGGTTAATGTCAATGAATTTTGGGGCATTGAAGTACCCTTGTACTTTCCAGGTGTGTATGCAGGCACAACAGACGGTGCAGGTATTCACTTAAATGAAGAATCTATCTTGGATTACAAGCAAACTAACAAGCCCAAAAAACGCGAATGGATTGACGATTATTTTGTTCAGCTGTGTGCATACGCAGAAGCACATAACGAAATACATGGCACACGTATCCGAAAAGGCGTAGTTTTGATGTGTGTAAAACCCGACTTGGACGAGAATCACAACATCATAGGTCAGCCCAAATATCAGGAATTTGTGCTAGAAGGCGCAGAATTTGAAAAGTACCGTACCATATGGTGGAAAAAGGTTGAACAGTACTACGTGCTAAATATGTGATACCTCAAGGAATCACACTGTGGCAATTGTACAAATCTCAAGAATAACCAACCGCAAAGGTCTCGAAGAAGATCTTCCGCAACCCCTAGCTCCTGCTGAACTTGGCTGGGCAGTAGACACACGCCAATTGTATATCGGTCCAGGCACACTGGCTGAAGGGTCGCCTGACGAGCATAACAACATAGAAATTCTTACAGAATATTCAGACATTCTTGCTACGCAAACTGCCTACACTTACACAGGACAAACTGCCACAGGGTACTCTGTGCAAACTGGAACCACAGTTGGATCGCCAGTCAGTCAAAGTTTGCAAAGCAGACTAGATAGCTATTGTGTGGTTACTGATTTTGGTGCCACCGGAGATGGTGTTACAGACGATACCGCGGCTATCAACCGTGCTCTCTATCAATTATATTGCGTTCAAGCAAATCCACAAATTCGAAGAAGTTTGTTTTTCCCTGCTGGCAATTACATAATTACCGATACCATCCTGGTACCTCCATATGCTATGTTGTACGGCGAAGGCCCACAAAGTAGCATTTTGAATTTCTTTGTGACTGCATGGACCAACACTGTGGCCTATGCTGCTGGCGTGTTGGTAAAGAGTGGTGGTCTTTATTATAGATCAAATTTTGCAGTACCAGTCGGAGTTGGCCTGGTTGATCAAATTGATGGACAATATTATTGGGGCAACATATCTACTGGTGTAGCCAATGGACTGCCAGAGTACATAATGCAAACAGCCAGTAGCACACAACAAACAGGCGTTAACATTGTGAGCCCATATGAGCCACAGAACATTCTGATTACCAACATGAACATGGTTACCAATCAGATCATGGATGGGGTGTTGATTGAACGTGCTCATGATTGTGCATTTACCAATGTTGGATTCCAAGGTCCACTGACCACTACCACATTGACTGTGTCAACTGATGACATTGCGGCTGTTCGATGGTCCAGCACAACTACATTGGTTTGTAGTCATGTGACTTTTGAAAATTGCGTATTCAATGGCTTTACATATGGCACTAATACTGCCCAACAAATTGAAGGCATTACATTTAGCAATTGCGATTTTGATACTCTGTATCAAGGTGTGTATCTAGGTGGTGCAACTCCAGTAAATGGCGGACCCACTGGTGTACGATTGATTACCAACGTGTTTGATAACATCTATGTCGAAGGTATTGTAATAGAGGGCGTAAGTCTTAACACCACAACCAATAATGTATTTTATGATGTAGGCAATCACTTCAATGGTGCCGCTTTGGCTGCCAGCGCAATTATTGATATTGACACAGCCAATAACGTGTGCCTGGGTGACATGTTTGAACGAACCACAGCACAATCAGCCACTTATGCTAGAATCAAACTAAACAACACTGCCAGTATTGCCATGGAGAATGGCTATCGCTTGTTGCAAGGTTCATATGTCCGCGAATCAGGTATTACATTTACCCTGGCAGACAACATAAGTTCGGCCACACAAATATTCTCATTTGATGCTACCGCAGTCGCCGCTGTACAAATCGACTACACTATTACTCGTGGTACCTCTGTCAGAACTGGTGTTTATACTATTGTGAGAGGCACAGATGCATCGGGCACCAATCTCCAAGGCAGTGATTCTGGGGTACAAAATTCTGCTCCTGGAGTGACATTCTCTGTTACGGAAAGCACCAGCATTGTGGCTTGGAAATACGTCACAACCAGCACCGGCACCGACGGTGTCTTAAACTACTCAGTCACACGTTTAGCCTAATGTGGGCCCGCACCTTTGATGCCAGATTGGCCAGTTGGAATCAACTGCGTGTATCAGTTGCTACCATGCCAGTTGACCAATGCCTACATGCTGTAAATGCCTGGTGGTTTGACACACCATGGCGTGCGTATCATTTGCACTGGGACGATCAACCCAGTTGGCCCGATCCTTGGCAATTATTAGATGACAATTTGTTCTGTGGACTTGCAAGAGGACTAGGAATGTTGTATACTATAAGTCTATTGGATCGATCAGACATACAAGATGCTGAATTAATAGACACAGGTAGCGACAATTTAGTCCTAGTGGAACAAAAGAAATATATACTGAATTGGGACAGAGATCAATTGTTAAATATCAATCTAACACCGTTTAATCCACGGCACCGTCTCAGTCAAGAACAAATAAAAACACAGATAAAGTAGCGAAAAAATGAAAAATATAATAGTTGTCAAGCGCAGTGGACAGCGCGAGCCATTAGCATTGGAAAAATGGCAAACACAAATTGCCAAGGTATGCTCAGGTATAGCAGATGTAAGTCAAAGCATGATAGAGATACGCACACAGTTGCACTTCTATGATGGTATTACTACTAAAGAAATTGATGGCATCACACTAAGAGCCATTGTGGATCTTATTGATGTGGAGCAAAATCCCGACGTTGGGCATACTAACTATCAACATGTGGCAGGCAAACAACGATTATCAATGCTACGCAAAGATGTGTACGGTTCATACGATCCTCCCCACCTGTATGACATTGTGAAAACAAATGTGGCCACTGGCCTGTACACTCCAGAATTACTGGAATGGTACTCAGAGGACGATTGGAACCGCATGCAAGGCATGATTGACCATGCCAAAGACGAACAGTATAGCTACGCTGCCATTGAGCAGTTGATTGAAAAATATCTGGTTAAAAATCGTTCAACAGGAAAAACATATGAAACTCCACAAGTTAGATACATGGTGGCTGCTGCTACAGTCTTCCATAAAGAAGAACCTAACACAGCCAGGATGCGATATATTAAAGAGTATTATAACGCAGCCAGTGATGGCCTGTTTACTCTTGCTACTCCTGTGCTTGCTGGTCTTGGGACTCCTACTAAACAGTTTAGTAGTTGCGTACTTATCCGCAGTGACGATGATTTGGATTCTATATTTGCTTCAGGTGAAATGATGGCCAAGTATGCCAGTAAACGTGCTGGCATCGGCCTAGAGATAGGACGTCTACGCCCATTGGGCTCACCCATCAGAGGTGGTGAGATCATGCACACAGGTATGATACCATTCTTGAAAAAGTGGTTTGGTGATTTACGTTCATGTTCACAAGGAGGTATTCGAAATGCAAGTGCCACTGTTTTTTATCCCATCTGGCATCATCAATTCGATGATCTTATTGTGCTCAAGAACAATCAAGGAACCGAAGAAACCCGTGTCCGACACATGGACTATGGGGTGGTGCTTTCTGCTTTTTTCTGGCGTAGATTTAAACACAAACAAAATATCACGTTCTTTGACCCTAACCAAGTACCGGATCTTTACGAGGCATTCTATCGGGACACTAAACTATTTGAAGATCTTTATGTCAAATATGAAGCTAGATCTGACCTCCGGAAGAAAACTATGTCTGCTGAAGAAGTATTCAAATCAGGCATACTCAAGGAGCGAACAGACACTGGTCGTATCTATCTAGTGTTCATTGACAATGTGATGAATCAAGGGCCATTTGATCCTGAGTACCACACCATTTACCAGAGTAATCTTTGCTGTGAAATTCTTCTTCCTACTAAACCCTTTAAACGTCTGGATGACAGCGATGGTCGTATTGCACTATGCACCTTGGGCTCAATCAATTGGGGTGCGTTCCGCAATCCAGAAGACATGCGCCGTGCTTGCCGTATATTGCAGCGTAGCCTGTGCAACATTCTTGACTATCAAGATTTTCTCTCCATCCAGTCTAAACTCTCAAATGACGAGATCCAACCCCTGGGCATTGGAATCACCAACCTTGCCTATTGGCACGCCAAGCGCAGCCTCCAATACGGAGAATCAGACGCCTTGGCTGAAGTCAAGACGTGGATGGAACACCAAGCCTACTACTTGACCGAAGCCACTGTTGAGCTGGCCAAGGAGCGTGGTCCTTGCAAAGATTCAGACCGCACCTGGTATGGTCGTGGTGTATTTCCTTGGGAACGACGTGCTGCCGGGGTCAATGAACTCACGGACTTTTCACCCGAGCTAGACTGGGAACCCTTGCGTGAACAAATGAAAACACATGGCGTGCGCAATGCCACTCTAATGGCAGTGGCACCTGTTGAATCAAGTTCTGTGGTGATCAACTCAACCAATGGCATTGAAATGCCCATGAGCCTGATCACAGTGAAAGAATCCAAAGCCGGCAGTCTCACACAAGTTGTGCCCGAGTATCACCGGTTGAAAAACAAGTACCAGTTGATGTGGG